CATTATATTTCTATTTTGATTTACACAATGGAACAAAAAGGAATTAAAATACCAAATTCATTCTCTCCCGAACCACCATTGATTATGAAAATTCCTTATAGTTGTGAAAATCGATATATCGATGATGATTTGCCTTGGTAAAATAAATATGTTAAAGTTTAAAATTAATTATTATTTATATTAATAATTATTGTATATTTGTCACAACAAAAAAATAGAGTAATTATGAGTAACTACGACAACGTACATTTAGGAGTTGAAAATTCACAACATCCAGCAAACGAAATTGAAACAGATACACCACAAGTTACAATAGATGAATGGTGGTATTTGGAATTAAAAAAAAATAGAGAGGAATTGTTTAAACTAAAAAAAATATTAAAAAATGACAGCAAACTTTAAAGTCACTCACTCGCCAATGTATCACTGGGATAAAAATATAGTAGTGTTCAATTATCATTATATGAATAAAGTTGAGAATGTATCATGCGATTCTGATTCAAAATTAACACACGACAATTCAAGGATTGGAATTTGGAAAATTAAAAAAAAATAAATAATTATGCTAACAAAATTTAAAAAAATCAAAGACAAGGCTTACTTCTACCAAGTACTAGCAGAAAAAACAGGATGCGATCCTCGTTCAATTAGAAGTAACTGGTTTACGACTTTATTCTCCAGAGTTCCAAAAAATCACATAGAGATAACGGAAAAGATTCTACAAGAAATGCCTGCACACGAAAAAGAATGCGAAGAAGCAATTAAAAAAATAAGAATTAAAAACTTTGGGTTATGAACGAATTTAAAGGAACAAGAGGGAAGTGGGAGGTTGTAGCTCAAAACGAAACAGGTGCTTTAATTACGGGAATGAATGGAAACGAATCTATTTGTACCGTATGGGGTAGTGTAGATGAATTTGAAGCCAACGCAAAACTAATCGAATCAGCTCCTGATATGTTGGAGATGTTAAAAATAATGGGCGATGCTTTATTAGAATTAATGAATCATCAGGACGGATGGGAGGATGATTATGAAAACTTAAAACAATTAATTAAAAAAGCAACTGAGTTATGAACGAAACAATAGAATTTCAAAAAGCGCAAATAGAAGCTTTACAGAAAGAAAATATAAGATTGAATGATGAGTTAAGGAAAGTCAAAGAAGTCGCTTTTAAAGTGAGATTAAGCGACCCGGTATTCGACCGACCGTTATCAGATTTAAATGTAGAATTAGAAATAGTAAATAAATAAAAAGTTATGAAAGAGAACAACATTGATTGCATGAAATATAGAAAGTCAACGCATTTGGCTGGAGTTGACGTTGAAACTATAGTGGACGATAAAGGATCGTGTATTTTGACCATAAAAGAAGCTTATTACAACACAGGAGTTGATGTAAGCGGAAATAGAACAGACGGTTATTTTGTTGAGTTCGCGGAGCCTGTTAAGCCTATGGTAGTTAATTCTGTAAATAGAAAAACAATTGCCAATATAGTTAAAAATAATAAAGGCATTTCTAGCGTTGAAAGTCGTAACATTGGAAATTGGATAGGTACAACGATCGAACTTATTTTTGACGATAGCGTTAAAATGATGGGCAAAATCACTGGAGGTATTCGTATTAAACCAAACTCACCAATACCTGATATTTCAGATAAAAACGCTTTGTCTATTTTGAATGGATCTAAAACATTAGCTGATCTTTCAGTTAATTGGGGTAAAATTTCAGCTAAAGAACAATCTTTACCTTCTGTATTCGCATTGAAAGAAAAGCTTAAAACCACTTTGAAATAATGATAAATCACAAAGATATACAGCAAAATTCGATAGAATGGTTTGAAATAAAATGGGGTAAAATTGGAGGTACTTTATCTAAAGGCTTATTTGTAGATTCCGAAACTTTATTTTTGGATTTACTAAGTCAACACATAGAAGAGTTCGAACCCGAAGAAAGCTTCGATAATTCACATACTATCAGAGGTAAAGAAATGGAGCCTTTCGCTTTTGAATATATTTCAAAATATACGAGTATCGACTTTAAACCTTCGGGTTGGTTGCAAAGTGAAGAAAGTGAGCTACTTGGAATTTCTCCAGATGGAATTTCAGAATGTGAAAGATTTGCAACTGAAATAAAATGTTTAGCTAGAAAGGCACATACTTCTATTTTGATAGAAAATACAACTCCTAAAGACAAAATTCCGCAAATAGTTCATTACTTTACGGTTAATCCTAAATTAGAAAAGCTTTGGTTTATAGCTTACAGACCCGAAAGTATTAAGCCGTTTATTGAAGCATTTACTAGAGATTCAGTTGTAGATATTGGATGGAAAAAGAAAGTCGAAGTTGAAGTTATAGGAGCAAAAGGATTGCCTATTAAGCCTAAAATAGAAACTGTTACAGATTGGCGTACTATTGGCGAATGGTCTAAAATAGCTATTGAAAACGCCAAAGAATTAGAAGTAAAAATAAAAGAAACGATTAATAAATTAAAATTTTAAATATGAGCAAAATCACAATTACGCTAGATGCTACGAAATTACGTAACCTAGTAACAAAAAGAGAATTTGATGCAAAGGATGGAACTAAAATGCAAGTTCAAGAAGTTAGATTTGAATTAGTAGAAGTCAAAGAACCTAAAATTATTTTCGAAGGATCAGGATATAAATTACAAAAGACACATTTTGCATCTGTAATTCAGACTAAAGAAGAGCGAGAATCAAAAGCTGAAACAGTATTCATAGGCGAGGGAATAACGACGATATGGGATCAAAAAGAACAGGTATTTAGTTCTACTCCGGTAACAGAAGAGCAATCTGATGATGTTCCGTTTTAATAACAACCAATAACCCCTTTTAATCGAGGGGTTCATTTTAGATAATATGAAAGATTCAGTTGATGTAGCAAGAGAATTAGGATTTTCAATAAGAACGATTACAAACCGTGCAAGCCGTTTAGGTTTTAAAAAAAGTGGTTGTTTCTGGAACTTTACACAAAGTCAAATAAACCAAATAAAAAACTATAAACCTATAAAACAATTTCAATCTAAATTCTATTTCTCTGATGATGGAAATTTTATAGTAATAAACTCAAGAATGAACAAGTATGAACGATTATTTGAATAATTACCAATTAGAAATGATTATTAATTTTGAAATTTATAAAAAAGAGTTATGAAAACATATATGTCAATACTTTACTTCAACACAGGGATTAACGAGAGAATAAATGTGGGTTTAATAATGTTTAATAAAGAACATTGCATCGTTGAAATCAAGCAATCTAAAATGGATTTTGTAAAGATTTTCAAGCCTGGGGTATTTGAATTATTTAAACATGCAATTAATTCTTTTAAAGAATATTACTCTAAAGAAATGCCAACTATAGCGCAAATAAGAAGATATTCAATTTATAATAATGGCGTTTTTAAATTGGATTCACCTAGTATTATAGCGATTGAATTTACGGGAGATAATTTTAACAAATTTTTTGACAAACATATATAATAAATGAAAAAAGCAATATGCAAACATTGCATTCATCCGTGTAAAAAATCACCTGCTCCAGAGTGTGATAAATTTGAAAGTTTTTCAATAACAAAAGCAATAAAAGAGCGAAAACAATTGCTTGCATCAAAAGACAATCCAGAAAGACTAGAGTTTTTAACAAATAAAATAATGGAAGTTAACGGAGGAACGATATGACACCAAAACAAAAACACATTAAATCACATTTATTCTATTGCTTAATGCAATTGCTTTTAGAGGATTTGGACGACTTAAAAAATCATAAAAAATTGAGTCCTAGAATGATCACATTAAAAAATGACTTAACAGAAATGTGCGAGATATTAAATAATGAATGCGGAAATACTTATGCGGTTCAAAAAACTACTTATTTTTCGAACTTAAGTAATAAAATATATACGCTAATGAGAAAAGAATTTGATAGTACGATGTAATGAAAAAAGTAAATACAAAAGAAATTCGTGAATTAATGAGAAAACATCCGAATTTAGATATTTGGGATAAAGATTTTAAATCGTGGAATAGTGAAGATTTAAAAGAATTTGAAGATGCTAAATTAGGGATTATTTCAGATAAAATATCATTAATCGATGCTAGATCGTTCGGAACTAAAATAGTGAGAATTTCAGACAGCAAAACCTATCAATCGGTTAGCGAGTGTATTAGAGAGCATGGATTCTATAGAGATGAAATGTATAAAATGCTAAAAGAAGGAATTGTTTTTAAAAGAATAAAATATGAAGCTAAAAAAATTATAAGGATTTCAGATGGCGAAACATACGATAAAATATCTGATGCAATGACTGCTAATAAATTAACAGATTATAAAATGAGAAAAAAATTAAGATTAGGAATTGAATTTAAACACGTGGAATAATGGCAACAGAAAGAGAACAACAATTTGAAGATGTAATAGCGGATACATTCCACAGCCTACAATACCTATTACAGATAAAAGGCAAAGAATACAGACGTAATAACAACCCTTATCACAACTTCGAGGAGGGAGCGGTGATAGAGCAAAAAACACGTGAAGAAGTATTGCAAGGATTCCTTTTAAAACACTTGATAAGCGTAAAGGACATGCGTAACGATTTAAAGCATGGAATATTCCCAACTGAAGAAAAAGTAAATGAAAAGTACAATGACATACTAATTTACTTTATGATTGAAAAAGCAATGATGATTGAAAACTGTAAAAAATAGAAGATTATGGAAAGCACGGAATTAAGAATAGGGAATTTATTTATTGAAGAAAATTCAAAAGAAATAATTGAAGTTATCGGACTAGAAAAAAACAGAGTAGTATTTTCAGGTATTTTTTTAGATAAATGGCAAGCAATCCCAATACCATTAACGGAAGAATGGTTGATTAAATTTGGTTTTAATAAAAAATTAGGTAATTATGAATTAGAAAACTTTAGATTTCATATAAATAAACCTTTTAATTATAATGGTTTTTTATTTTGTGAAGGATACAGTGTCTTGACTGATAAAATTAAACACGTACACCAACTTCAAAACTTATATTTCTCACTAACAAACGAACATTTAAAAATTAAATAAATATGAAAACACTACAAGAATTACAACCGCTGATTTTGAACTGGGCTAAAGAAAAAGATTTATTAAAATTTGAAAACGCACCTAAACAAAGATTAAAATTACTGGAAGAAGTCGGAGAAACAGCAGGAGCAATACTCAAAAATAATACCAAAGAAATCAAAGACGGAATAGGCGATATATTTGTTGTTTTGGTTATTTTATCAGATCAATTGAGTGAAGAAATTTTATTTGAAATGGATGGAGTTGCAAAAGATAATGAGGAAGATTTTGTGTTTTTATTTGATAATATTTTAAACTCAAACAGACTTTATTTTTCATTAGCTTATTTAAACGACATTTGCAGAAAATTAGACTATGACCTCACAGAATGCGCAAATCTAGCATGGAACGAAATAAAAGATAGAAAAGGAAATACAATTAATGGAACTTTTATAAAAAATAATTAGTATATAGGAATAAAAGAAGTATATTTGTGGAGTAGTTCGTCCGGCATTAGAACTTAAACTTATTAGCCTTTTTAAATGAAAGTACCCGTCGGACGGTATTTGATTTTAGAAAGGCATTTTTTATTTATATAATATTATGGCAATTTTTAAAGACTGTTCAACTCACGAAAACAATACCGATTGTATTGAAATAGAAATTATTAAGGAGCCAGAAGCTATTGTTTGTTTTTATTTTAATGAAGAACATAATACTGGTTCAATGTGGCTGGAAAAAGAAGAAGCCATTAGATTAGCTAATTATATTTTAAAAATTTGTTCTGAATGAAACCATACCCAGACCAACAAAAAAGTATAGATGAGATATTCGAAGAGTTCAAAACAAAAAAAAGAATTCTTTACCAATTATCAACAGGCGGAGGAAAAACTGCAATCTTTTCTTTCATAGCAAAACGCTTCATACGTCAAGAAAAAAAACGAGTTCTTGTACTTGCGCATAGAGACGAATTAATAACTCAAACTTTGAGAACTTTGCGAACTATTGGCGTTACTTGTGAAAGCGTTATAGCTTCAAAAAAGAAGTTGCAACACAATTCAGATTGTTACGTTGCGATGATTCAAACTATTAAAAATAGATTAAAAAATAACGAGGAATTTGTTGAGAATATAGGATTGATAATAGTCGATGAAGCGCATTTAGATATGCATAAAGAGATTTTCGATTACTTTCCTGAAGCTGATATTTTAGCAGTAACAGCAACCCCTATATCATTGAAAAAGATAAATTTTTCCCGTTGTTCAGTATGCAAAAAAGATCACGATACGGTCGTTCAATGTTGCGGATTTGAAACTTACGAATACACAAGAAATTTCACGTATTCGGAGATTTACGAAAATATAATAATTGGAAAGTCAATTTCTGGATTAATAATGGATGATCGTTTAGTTCGTGACTTGAATTATGAAATTGGAAATATAGACCGTTCCAGCTTCTCGATTGATGCAAAAACAGGTGATTTTGATAAACAAAGTACTGATAAGTATTTTGGAGAATTTAATGTAGTTAAAAACTATGAAGAAATTTGCAAAGGAGAAAAAACGATTATTTTCAATAGTTCAACATCAACCAACCTTTCAACATACCAATTCTTTTTAGACGCTGGGTATGAAAATGTAAAAATGCTGGATAGTGTTAACACTAAAAAATCGGAAAGAAAACCAATTTTAGAATGGTTTAAAAATACTCCTGATGCTATTTTGCTTAATTGCGGAGTGTTAACTGCTGGGTTTGATGAACCAACAATACAGGCGGTTATTTTGAATCGTGCTACACTTTCTCTTTCTTTGTTTCTTCAAATGGTTGGGCGTGGCGGCAGAAAATGCGAATCGATATACAAAACTCACTTTAAAGTTATCGACGGTGGTGGCAACATTCAATATTTTGCTGCGAAGTATGGAGGAACGGGTAAATGGTCAGACGAATATGATTGGGAAAGTATTTTTCATGGACAAAATGATAAACCAAGACCGAAAAAAGAAGCCTTAGAAAGTACAAAACTTTGCGAAAATTGCGAATGTTTAATAGCTAAAAACGCATTGGAATGTGAGGAATGCGGTTTTATTTTTAAAGAAAAGCAAAAAGAAAAAACATTTTCAGACGAAGTAGCTATTTTAGTCGACGAAATACCATTGCCAAACGGAAAAAAGATTGTAGAATATTGTAAACGTTCTGGAAAGGATCGAAATTTCGCCTGGCTTATACTTCAAAATAATATTCTTGATTTGTTTATTCGGCATTCTGTAACTTTTGGCACATATCAAAAAACAGAAAGAAACGGAAAATTTGAGCAGTCAATTAGAAGAATTATAAAAGAACCTTACCAATCAATTCAAGGTTCAGAACTAGAATGCGGAACCATGAGAACAAAGGCTTGGGTGATAAACAAGATAAAATCTAAATTAGAAAAATATTATGAAAAATCAGAACGAAACATTAATACAACAGCAGATTGTTAAGGAGATTAGAAAAACTTATTGTAAGCCAGAACATACTCCGAGACTTGTATGCATGTCAGTTCCTAACGGAATTGGGTTAAATGTTCCTTTGAGTATCAAAAAAATAGTAGATAAAGCTATTTCTGCAGCTATAGAAGTAATGAAGCAGATAGGATTAACCGTTGGAGCTTCAGATTTACAAATACATGGAATGTATGGGCGTTGTGCGCATTTGGAGATAAAAACGGATATAGGCAGCCAATCTACGGATCAAATAAAATTCCAAAAAAGAATTGAGGACTTGGGAGGAAAATATTACCTTCTTAGATCGGTAGAAGATGTTAAAAAAATAAATTTCGATTGGCTATTAGGAAAAGAATAGTATATTTGTTTAACCGTTCAGAACGGTTTTTTCGTCGCCAAATCGGTGCATTTCTGAACCAAAAATTTTATAAACAATGACTAAACACGATTGCACAAGAAAAGTAGAACAATTCCGAAATTACATGACAGATATTGAAGTCTGCAAAAAAATAGGAATTTCAAAAAATACGCTTTACAAAAGACTGCGTGACTCTAATAGTTGGAAAACATCTGAAATATATGTTGTGGAGGGCTGGAAATTATGAAAACATCTGAAGCATTAA